ACGGGACCGTGTTGCCACGGTCCCGCCCCTTTGTTGTTCAGACTGCGATTGAAATCGTGGTACTTGTAAGACCGATCTCAATTGGAAAACCCTTCATGACGCGGGCGGCTTGATCAGGAGTTAGGTTAATAAACTCCGCGAAATCATCGCCCGATACCGCGTGCGTTTTATGCCAAAGCGTATCGCGGTTTGCCTTGGTTGGTTTGTAACCACGCGCATAAACCACGGTGTTGACATCCCCATCAGAGGAAACAAAATTATCATCGCTTGGCGACATCAGATAAATTCCCTCATCCTTGACCAACACCAAACCACGTTTGTCCGTGTACTCTTTGGTATAGGGAATGCGGCGTGGCCTATCATTTGACCACTCCATCATTTTCACCAAGGTGTTCGCTTTGTCGTTCTTAAAAACTAGTTTCGTCATTGGCTTACCCTTTTGTTGTTGACCCGTCCATGATACATGGTAGACTGTGGAAGTCAACAACCAAAAGGAACGAACTCATGCATATTCAAGATGCTCCGACCTATGACGAAATCCTCGCCGACCCATCCACCCATAATTATGTGAAAGAAGTGATTCGCCTCGTGATAGATCGCGATCTCGTTGGTGTCGCCAACGATATGGACATTGTGGCGAAAGCAGCGGCACGGCGCGCCAATTGCTCATTTAGCTAGAAAATACCCTCCCCACCTCGGGCGGCCTTCGGGTCGCCCTTTTTTTATGGTCGGGTCGGGTCGGGATCAATGCATCAAGGTCGGGGCGGCGGGCGACCATGTCAGTAGCGCGTCATCGATATCATGCAGCAGAGGCGAGACATAACACCGCTCGACGGCAATGGCGCCGGCCAACCAGGGCAGCGGTTGGTCTAGGTTGTCGCCGACCCAAGCTCGAGCGGCGTCCGTTTCCGGCCGCAGCAACACTACCGCGCCATAGTCGTCAACTGTGAAATCCGCCATGCCCGCATAATCGCCCATTATTTAATTTGCGACAATGTGGTATGTGGCGCTTGTATTGGTCCGTGAAACATGGGACAATCTTAATGCCAACAACAACTGGAGGAAATTATGGCAAAGAACCCACTAGGCAAGAGCCGCTCAGCGGATAGTCCGTATGCGGTATTTGAGAACCCAATGGCGAATTGGAAATGGAAGGTGCTGAAAACGTACCAGCTTGCCAAGAACGAAAAGCAGTATGCACGCTGGTTTCTCGCCACAAGTTCACCGTATGTCACCGATGAATTAGGCGATGGGTATTGCGCTGAAATTCTGGACGATCCGCAAGCCGTATGCACTTACGCCTCGCCAGAATTCATTGAGGCTTATCGGGACGATCCGAGAGTGCGTATGTCGGCGTAGCCAAAACCCATCTCCCTACTGGGCGGCCTTCGGGTCGCCCTTTTTTTATGGTCGGGTCGGGGTCGGGTCTTAATGCACCGCGCTGCGGCCCGGCGCGGCGCGCTATACGTGGTAACGTATAGTAAACAATAATCTACCGGCCTCGAGCGGCGGCGCCCTGGCGCGCCCTGGCGCCGTCTCCAGCCATGCCATATCCGCATAGCTCCTATGCCCAATTAACATGGCTGGCGATGCCAAAAAGAGTGGACATCCCATGATTTTCCATGTTACAACATACATGTTGATAACGACAACCAAAGGGAAGACGAAATGACTGATTTGAACCAATCCAAACTGATTAATGATTACGTCAAAGCCCTCGCCAGAAAGCTGGCTATCACAAATAAGATTGCGGCGGTTATCCCTACCGATCTGGCCACTGACTTAAAAGAGACAGAAAAGCTTGTTGAGGGCATGAAATCCGAATTGAAGGAAATTCTGGCAGCAACAAAATCAAGGCGCATTGAAAGTGCCACAAACTTTCTCACATTGAAAGTTACCTCAATCAAGCCGCAAACGCGCCACGCGGTTCAAGTAAACAAAGAGTTGTAGCCAACAATGGGCGGAGCATGACGCTCCGCCCAAACTTTCCAGAGAGGGTAGAACATGGATAAAACATTACAAAGCTTGCAAGACTTGTTTAGTCAATTAGAGCAAACCAATGACGTTGCGGAGCAAGACAGGCTGATTGAGAATGAAGCGTGCAAGCATAAAGAAAGCATTGCGGAGTTATGCGCAGAGAATGAAGGGTTGAAGCGCAAGCTTTGGGAATATGAGAACAACTATCGTATGGGATCATTCCCGCCCGCAAAATAGAAACCAATAGCCAACGCAACTCGGGGCGGCACGAATGCCGCCCTTTCTTTTGGCCCATCGGGGTTAGGTACTTAGGCCGAAGGTCAACTATATGTCGGCGATGTTTGACTGTCGGTCAAGGTCGGGCGCCGGCGCCCTTCAGGGGGAGAGGGGTGAAACAGTGCCGTGGACAAATAATTATGGATATCTGTCATTGGCCCACCCTCCTTTGCCCGTATGACATATACCCTTGATATTATTATCAGAAATGATTATTGGTAGGTTATATGGATAAAGATTTCCTAGCTTTGTGCCAGGAAGCGCTTGATGCGGTAGATCAAGAGGGTAGCATCAGCGCGGCGGCACGTCTTTTAGATACACCTGTTGGGACTGTGCGTAATAGGGTGCAGCGCGCGCGGGAGAACGAGTTGGTTCCCCGGCCAATTTCTGCGCCGGCGTCTGATTTTGATCTTCCTGTTTTTGATGACGACGATCTTTCTGCGCCTGAGATTTTGGATCACATGGAGCGTCGGTTTGAGAAGAAGTTGGCGCATGAGCAGTCTCAGCGGTGGTTTCCGATAAAGATACGGTCAGACGAGCCGGTAGGGTTGGCTGTGGTTGGGGATCCTCATTTGGGTCAGAGTTGCAACATTCCTTTATTGAAGCGTGATGTACGGATCATGTCGGAGACGGAAGGCATGATGGCGATTAACATTGGTGATACGGCGGACAACTGGAGTTACGGGAGGTTACTTCAGCTTTATTCGGAGGAGGACATTTCGCGGCCCACGGAGCAGCGTTTATCGCGGTGGTTTTTGCGGGATGCGCGCATACCGTGGATTTTATGGTTACACGGGAATCATGAGATGATGCATTCGGAGTTTTCGACGTACTTACGGACGATTAACGTGGATCAGATTCCCATGATCGAGTGGCGTGCCAGGTTCAAGTTGGTTTTTCCTTCTTTGGAGATCAAGATTGACGCGGCGCACGACCATAAGGGGTCTAGCATATACAATATTATGCACGGACAGAAGCGTGCGGCGTTATGGGACGAGGATGCGGATATATACGTGGCCGGTCATCGGCACACGTGGGGTTTATCCACGGAGGAGATGGATGATGGCCGGGTGGTTTTCTTTGGTCGCGCCAGGGGGTATAAGTTTTTGGACCGTTATGCGGTGCGGCGGGGTTATCATAATGACAAGTATGGAGCTACTGTACTATTTGTAATAGATCCTCAGGACACGAACCCGGCGTCTCGCATACATTCCTTTGTGGATTTGGAGCAGGGTGCGGAGTATTTGGAGTGGAAGCGTGCTAAACGCGCCTGACGAGGTACTTCGCGAGATATTAGCGTTAGAGGAAGCGCGCAACACGCTTTTGCTTCGTGGTAGGGCTCAGGATTCGTTCATGCTGTTTGTAAAGCATGTATATGACGGGTTTATCGAGGGATCTCATCACAAACAGGTAGCGGAACAGTTCGAGGGATTGTCCAAGAACCGTGGTTCACGGATCATCATCAATTTGCCGCCTCGTCATACCAAGTCGGAGTTTGCGTCTTATTTGCTGCCGGCGTGGTTGATTGGCAAGAACCCTCAATTAAAGATCATTCAGACGACGCATACGGCTGAGTTGGCGGTACGTTTCGGTCGCAAGGTTCGTAATTTAATGGAGACGGATCGGTACAGGGAGGTATTTCCTGATGTGGATTTACGCGCTGATTCCAAGGCTGCTGGCCGTTGGGACACGGGGCAAGGCGGCGAGTATTACGCGGCTGGTGTGGGAGGTGCGATTACGGGTCGCGGTGCAGATCTTCTTATTATCGATGATCCGCATTCGGAGCAGGATGCGCTTTCCGAGAGTGCGATGGAACATGCGTATGAGTGGTACACGTCAGGACCGAGGCAAAGGCTTCAGCCGGGTGGATCCATTGTCATAGTAATGACGCGGTGGTCCTTGAAGGATTTGACGGGGAAACTCATCAAGTCCCAGGCGTCGGATATCATGGCGGATCAGTGGGAGCTCATAGAGTTCCCAGCCATACTGCCGTCCGGCAACGTACTGTGGCCGGAATTCTGGAACAAGGACGAGTTACTCAGGGTCAAGGCTTCGTTGTCCTTGAGCAAGTGGAATGCGCAGTGGCAGCAGAATCCCACGGCGGAAGAGGGGGCGATAATAAAGAAGGAGTGGTGGAACACGTGGGAGAAGGAAGACATACCTCCTGTTAGTTACGTCATGCAGAGTTATGACACGGCGTTTAGCAAGAAGGAGACGGCGGATTATTCGGCTATTACCACATGGGGAGTATTTCAGCCCGAGGAGGGCGGCGCCGATCATTTGATACTCATGGATGCGAAGCGGGGGCGGTGGGATTTTCCCGAACTCAAGTCTCAGGCCATGCAGGAGTACGAGTACTGGGAGCCGGATATGGTTTTGATTGAGGCGAAGGCCACTGGAACACCGCTCACGGACGAGTTAAGGACGATGGGTATACCGGTGGTGAATTATACACCGTCCAAGGGCAAGGATAAGCACACCAGGATGCATATGGTGGCGCCGATTTTCGAGTCAGGCAAGGTTTGGGCGCCGGAAAAGAAGTTTTCCGAGGAGGTTATTGAGGAGTGTGCGGCATTTCCCAATGGCGATTATGACGATTACTGCGACAGTATGAGCATGGCTTTAATAAGATATCGTAAGGGGGGGTTTCTTCGTCTTGACAGTGACGAAAAAGACGAAGAACCTGTATATAAGACTCAACCCCGCCAATTTTACTAGGAGGCTTTAATGCTTAAATGGGCTATGGGACGTGTGCGTGAACCTTCCACCTATGCAGCAATTGGTGTTGCCATTGTGGGTGTCGGAATTTTGATAGATCAGTCATATTTAATCATGGCTGGTATTGCGGTGGCCGTTCTTGCCTTTGTTTTGAAGGAAAAGGGCGTATACTAATTTTGGGACACCCCCAGGACTAAAATCCTGGGGGTGTAAAGCTGGAGATTAGGGGATGAATTCTTTTTATAAGATTGCAGCCGTATTTCTTGTAGCTCTGACCTTTTCGGCAGCGGCTTTAGCTAATCCGAAACAAAGTGGGATGGTTCCGGAGCAAGAACATCTGGAGATGCTTTACCCAACAGTTCTTGTGCGCTTGGGCAATGGTTCAGGGTCCGGGACAGTTATTTATTCCAAACAGAATGAAGATCAAGAATACGAAAGTTTCATTCTCACTAATTGGCATGTTGTTAGGGGTTATGTAAAGCTTTCAAAAGTTTGGAGTTCTGAGAAGAAAGAGCATGTAGAGACCGAGACACGCCGACCAGTTAACGTGGATCTTTGGGAATATAATAATTTCAGCACAGCGGTAGGCACTATTGGCCGATTGGCGCATATAAAAGCCTACGACAAAAGCCGCGATTTGGCGCTTTTGCAGATTTCCGATATGGAACGCAAAATGCCATATGTCGCTACGCTTTATCCGGAGGATCTAGATGAAGGTCCGTGGATTTTTCAAACCGTATACGCGGTAGGGGCTGGGCTTGGGAAGCCCCCCTTTCCGACAATGGGACTACTTGCCGGTTATGGTAGGGATCAGGACGGCAATTCACTATACCTCTCAACCTCCCCGATTATCTACGGCAATAGCGGCGGATCCTTGTATGTATACTCCCCGCGCAACCACTATGAGTTGATTGGTGTGCCAAGCATGGTATCGGCATACGGGTGGGGAAGCGTTGTATCCCATATGGCGTGGTCTCGTCCTATCTCAGAGATACGTTTGTTCTTGAGAGATTCAGGTTATGGCGTGAAAATCCTAGGGGATGAGCCAGAGCCGGATCCAGAAGAGGAAACAGAAGATGCTCGCTAGTCTTCTTCCAGCATTACTTCCTGTTGTTGGGGATGTTCTGGATAGGTTCTTTCCGAACAAGGAAGAGAAGGAAAAGGCAACCAGAGAAATCGAGGCAAAGCTTACCGAGCATCTCGCTTCTATAGATTTAGCTCAATTAGAGGTAAATAAGGCGGAAGCGAGCCATAAATCCATGTTCGTGGCCGGCTGGCGCCCATTCGTGGGTTGGTCATGCGGGCTCGCTTTGTTCTACACATACCTGATTCAACCAATAGCTATTTTTATCATGGGACAGACAGGGAACTTGGTTCATCTTCCGACACTTGATTTAAGTACAATGATGCCTGTCTTACTTGGGATGCTCGGATTGGGCGGTCTCAGAAGCTGGGAAAAGTGGAAAAAGGTAGCTAGATAATGGCAAGAGGACAAACGTCTTTACTGGATAACATAATGCCTTCGCAGGGGATGCCTCTGGGCGGCTTGACCGACGAGGAGATTGAGGTCGAGCAAGTTCAAGAGCCAACGGAGATGTTGGAACAGGAAGATGGTTCCGTTGTTCTTAACTTTGAAGACGCTATTCAGGAACAGCTTCAAGCAGAGCCTGATGCCAATCTGGCGGAAATTCTCGATGAGAGGGTTCTCATGGATATTTCCAGCGAACTTGTTGGGCTTTACAAGGAAGACAGGAGTGGCCGGCAAGATTGGGAAGATTCCTATAGGGATGGC